GCTAGTTCATCACTTGGACCTTTTAATATTACATCTGGCACTACAAAAGTAGACACACGAGCTAGAGCAAGAGCTATAGCTCTTACTATATCTAATACGGCAGTAGATACCAGTTGGAAATTAGGCACTTTTAGGTTAGACATACATGCAGGAGGAAGACGATAATGTCAATTACAAGATTACAACAAGCTAGACAGATGTATGCAATGGGTCAAAGAGTTGCTAAAACTTTAGACGGTTCGCGACCCGGATATCGTGGCTCATCTTATGGACCACCAAGTAGAAGTTCCTCATCAGGTCCGGCAGGTGGAGCATCTGCTGGAGGAAACTACAGTGGAAATAGAAATGTTTCTCAATCTTATAGTGGAAGTGGAAGCACTGGCAGAGAAAGAGGTGCAGATCGAAACAGAACTCAAAGAACTACTTCTACAAAAACTACAACACCAAAAGGACCAACAAATATTCATAGCGATGGTGGTGGAACTACTCCATATACTTACATAGGTGGTAAAAAATATAATGTAACTCCTAAAACTAAAAATGAGAGAGATAGAGCAACTCTTAAACAACAAATACTTAATCAAACTACATTAGGTGGTAATAGAATTGATAGATTTGGTAACACTAAAAAAAGTCCTTTTAGACAAAGTGGTGGATTAGGTAGTTTATTAATGGGTGCACTTGGAATGTTTATGGGTATTCCTGGACTAGGTTTATTAACAGGTGGGTTTAAAAATTTTAATAGAAAAATGAGAGGTGTAAATCTTGACGGCACTACTAGAACTCAAGCAGAATATGAACAAGCTAGATACGACAGACAACAACAAAAAAGATTAGATAAATTATTTGCTGCAAAAGACAGAGGTTATAATACTTTAACTCCATTTGGAAAATTTAAAACAACTGATTTTACTTTAGGTCAACAAGCTAAAATAGATAATTTGCTTGCTCAAGGTTACACACCAAGCACGGCAAGAAACGTTTTAACAGGTAGAGATTTAAATTTAAGAAATAATTTAGAAGCAAGTGATTTAAATAATATATCATCATTAATAAGTGCAGCAGAAACGCCAAAAGCTCAAGCTCCTCAATTTATGTTTGCATCTCCTCAATTTAAAGAAGGCTTAGATAATACAATGTATGGTGGAGATAGAATGTTATTTGGTGCAGATAAAAACCAATTATATTATGATGGTGATGTTCTTCCAGGCGGCGAAGTTTATGAAAGTGATGCAGATGGTATTACTAATTATGGTTTTGATACACAACCACAAGAAGGCATCATGGGTATAGATGTAGGATACCCATCAAATGATTTAATGGCTAAAGTTTCTGCTCAAGATTTAGCTAGATATTCTCAACAAGGAGATCTTACTAGAGCAACTGATTATGAAACTGCTATGGATACAATATATCAAGGATCTCAAATGACACCATATGAATATAACCAATTGCAACAAAGAAATATAACACAACCTGGAACTTACATAAGATAATGGCAAAGATAGTACAAACATTAACTAGAGCAAGTTCAGAATATGAAGAAGATGTAGCTCAGTCTTTAGTTAGAGATTTAGATGCGGTTCTTGAAAAATTAAACAC